TTACTTGGTGAACAATTTGGCGATTACAAGCCATCTAATCTTATGGAGTTTTTATTATGAGTGAACGTGAACAGTATCTTTGGGTTGAGAAATATCGCCCACAAACAATTGATGATTGTATTTTGCCTGATGGTTTGAAAAATACCTTCAAAGAATTTATCGAATCAGGTGAACTTCCAAACTTCCTTTTCTGTGGTTCAGCAGGTACAGGAAAAACTACAGCAGCAAAAGCACTATGTAATGAAGTTGGCGCAGAGTATATTCTAATCAACGGTTCTGATGAAGGACGTAAGATTGATACCTTGCGAACAACTATTACATCATTCGCAGCAGCTGTTTCTCTTGACGCACGTAAGCGTGTAGTTATTATTGATGAGGCAGACTATATGAACGCAGACTCGGTCCAACCTGCGTTACGTTCATTTATCGAAGAGTTCTCTGCCAACTGTCGATTCATCTTTACATGTAACTTTAAGAATAGAATCATTGAACCACTACACAGTCGTTGTGCTGTTGTAGAGTTTAAGATTGACCCAAAAGAAAAGCAAGAGATTGCTGGCAGATTCTACAAGCGTGTTGTTAACATTCTAGCGCAAGAAGGTGTTACGTTTGATCAGAAAGTTGTTGCTGAACTAATCATGAAACACTTCCCTGACTATCGTCGCATTCTAAATGAACTTCAACGATACAGTGTTAGCGGAATTATTGACGCAGCAATCTTGTCAAGTGTATCTGAAGAATCGTTCAAAGACTTAATCAACAATCTAAAGGGTATGAACTTTAATGAGGTGCGTAAGTGGATCGCACGTAACTCAGATATGGATACGGCAGCATTGTTTGATCAGTTGTATAACACTGCAACTGAATATCTTGAACCCAAGAGCATTCCTCAACTTGTAGTTATCCTCGCAGATTATCAATACAAGTCTGCGTTTGTCGCCAATCAAGAACTAAACAGCATGGCAGCAATGACGGAGTTAATGACATCGTGTAAGTTTAAGTGATTACTGCCATGCTAGAAATTATACTTTCAATAATTGGAGTAGTGCTTGTCTACACTTTCGGTTTCAAACGTGGTTATGAGTTTCGTGAAAAAGAAGCCATCTCTAAACTAGATGCTATGATGCAAAGGTTTGAGGAATCTCAACCCGAACAAATCCCCATTAAAGTTGAGAAGGATAATGGTATATTCTTTGTTTATAAAGTTGAAGACTCTTCGTTTTTGGCGCAAGGTAAAACTAAGAACGACGTTGTAGACATTCTCAAAGAAAGATATCCAGGAACAAGGTTTACTGTGACTCCTCAAAACATGAGAGAGGTTGGGTTTGAAGATGAGTAAATTAACACCATTCGACTTTCTCAATGCTATCAATGTTACTAAAGAAGATCTTCTAGAGAAAGATCCCCAGAACGTAAAAGATTATAATGCTTTTATGGTCAACAAAGGTTTATCTTATTTTGCTGATACGGTCATGCAAGCAAACGAGATGAATCGCCTTTATGATGCCCCTAAAAAGTGGCAATTTCAATATTTGCTAAATAGTATTGCTAAGAAAAAAAGATTCTCCAAATGGCACAAAGCAGATGTGTCAAAGAGTCTTTCCTTGGTAATGGAGTACTATGGCTACTCTAGTGAAAAAGCGACAGTGGCTTTGGGGTTATTAACCGAAGACCAATTGAAAAATATTGAAGAACGATTAAACAAAGGTGGAAAATCATGACCGTTGAAATGATCTATTATGACTGGACAGCCGACTCTATGTTGGAAGTCCTTCTGGACGAACCAGACAACTTTCTTAAGATTCGTGAAACTTTAACACGTATCGGTATCGCATCAAGAAAAGACAAGAAATTATATCAATCTTGTCACATCTTACACAAGCAAGGCAGATACTTCATTGTGCACTTTAAAGAACTCTTCGCATTGGATGGCAAAGAATCAAACATTACAGCCAATGACATCGAACGAAGAAACACAATTGCAAAGTTATTAGCAGACTGGGGTCTATTAAAGATTCTACATCCTGCAAAGGCAGATCCGCAAGCATCTCTATCACAAATTAAAGTGGTCTCTTACAAAGAGAAAGATGATTGGGAACTTGTACCGAAGTATAATATCGGTAAAAAGAAATAAAGGTTTCAGTTACCCGAAACTAATGATTTTCATTAGTAGTTTTTTTGGTCTTTTGTCTATATAATTATACGGATGAATTTTCCGTATCTTTAATTAAGGAGAAATATTATGTGGACAAAACCAACAGCAACTGAAATGCGTTTCGGCTTCGAAGTGACAATGTATGTTGCAAACAGATAAATCTGAATTAGAACGCTGGGTCGAAAGTTTCGGTGACTGCGTCTAAAAAACATACAGAGAAACCCACTTCGGTGGGTTTTTCATTATAAATAGATTTATATCCCATCGGGATGGGAACGTAAAGACTTCACCTTAGGACCGCTATGGAACGAAGCGTGATAAAGCGGACATGACGTACGATGTCGCTGGATCTCGTAACCAGCATTTAATATGGCTCTCTTCAATTCGCCTTCGGGGATTTGCTTGAGAGTTTTTCAAAACTCGCTGAAAAGGAGACAATTATGTTATCAGCAATCAACACATCCATCGACACCATCTCTGGTGCAAAGACTCAATTCGTTAAGACATTCGTTCAAGACGAGAAGGTCGCAAAACAACTCCAAACTTTTATTGATGCTCAATCATCATTTGCAAAATCTGTAGCGAAATCTACTAATGATTTCTTCACAGCTATTGTAAACAAGTAAGGAGGTTATCATGACATTGACAAAATTTGTGCCTAATCACATGCTTCACCCACAACAAGCATTCAAAGATTTTGATAAATTCTTCGTGGGCTTTGACGAGCAATTCAATCGCATTGCTAAACTACATGATGACCTAACCAAAAACATCCCCAACTATCCTCCATTCAACATCAAGAAAGTTGATGAGAACAAGTATGTCATTGAAATGGCAGTTGCTGGTTTCAGTAGACAAGAACTTGAGGTTGAGTTTGCGGACGACAAGTTAATTGTCAAAGGCAATGCTCAGGATGATAAAGGTGAGGGAGTTGAGTGGTTGCATAAAGGAATTGCTGCACGCAACTTTACGCATACCTTTGCTTTAAATGATCAGGTAGAAATTCAAGGAGCAGAACTTCTCAACGGTATGTTGAAGATTGCTCTTGAAAGAATTATTCCTGACCACAAGAAGCCACAAAAGATTGAAATTTCATCTGAACCAATTAAAGCAAAATCAAAAAAGCAAATGTTGGTTGAGGAGAAAGATGAAGTGTCATTATGATAAAGAAACTCGGAAGATGGTTATTTTCTGTAGTTGATTCATTTGGTCGTGCTAGAGCAGCAGCTTATCTCTCTAGATCAGGTCAACATGAAGCAGCTAGAAAAATAATGACTGAAGCCAAATAAGTTTCAAAGAGGAAGGAGACTTCCTCTTCATCATAAATAACAATATGATGAAAGCAAAAGTCTCCAAAGATATGGTATCGTTCCAAGCAGTACGCAGAAAAGACTGGGTATTGAAGATATCAGTTTATCGCGACAAGTATGTTTTACTTGTAGCGCAGCATCATTATTATCAGGAACAGACGATAGTAAGATTTTTCCATGACTTCAATGAAGCAGCAAGTTTCATTGACTTTTTAATTGAACAGGATTCCTATGACAGTGAAAATTTTTAAATTAACAACAGGTGAAGAAGTAATTGGTACAGAAGAAGAATCAACTAGAGACGGCATCACTCTAAAATCGCCTGCAGTAATATTGATGCGTCAAACACAAGATGGTAAGTTTAGTGTAGCACTTGCTCCATATATGGCTTACGCAGAGTTCGGTAAAGTCTATGTTTACAGAACAGCAATCGCAGCTGACTGTGAACCAGACATTCAAATGGTTAACGAGTATAACCGCATTTACGGATCTGGCATTGAAATTGCAAACGTAATGCCATCCTCAAGTATCCAATTATCTTAATTTGCTTTTAATTAAAATCTCAGGTATAATTATTATATCTGGGATTTTTTCTATGGGTGTTTGCAATGTATATGTTTGATATTGAGACTCTTGATATTGAGTCAACCTCTGTTGTTCTTTCTGCAGCAATTCTCTTCTTCGAAGAGGGAGACGACTATGATAAGTTGCTTGAGAAATCTCTGTTTGTAAAATTCGACAGCAAGATACAAGCAGCAAAATATGGAAGAACGATTTCCAAAGAAACACTTGAGTGGTGGAGTAAGATTCATCCATCTATTCGCAAGTTAAGTTTCGACCCAGCACCAGATGACTTACATCCTGTAGATGCTATCAACAAAATCAAAGACTACATAAAGCAATATGGACCAGCAAAGGTTTGGGCACGTGGCTCATTAGACCAAATGGTCATTGACAGTCTTTGCCTAAAACTTGACATTGAAAGAATTATGCCGTATAATGAATGGCGTGATGTGAGAACAGGAGTGGATATACTTTGCTCCACATCTAAGAATGGATATGCTGATGTTAACCACCCAACATTTGGCAGACACAATGTGATCAAACATCATCCTGTGCATGACTGTGCACTTGACGCAATGATGTTACTATATGGAGTTTAAATGGAATTTTATACAAACGTAACGAAGTATGGCAATAAGCTGTTGGTTCGTGGCGTTAAAAACGGTATACCGTATAAATCGAAAGTAGACTTCTCGCCTACGATGTATATTAAATCAAACAAAGAATCTGAATGGAGAACTTTGTTTGGTGAAACAGTAAGCGAAGTTAAGTTTGCGGACATTAATGACGCACGTGAATTCATTGAGAAATATAAAGAGGTTGAATCCTTTAGCGTATTTGGTAATGCCAACTATGCGCATCAATATATCAGCGACAACTACTCAAGCAATATTCCCTATGATGTAGAGAAGATTAAAATCTTTTCTATTGACATTGAGGTCGGTGCTGAGTCAGGTTTCCCTTCCGTACAAGCAGTTGATGAAGAAGTTCTTCTTATCACTATTCAAGACAACCACACAAAAGAAATTACTACTTTCGGTTCACGTGACTTTATTGGCGAAGAAGGTGTTCGCTATGTCAAGTGTAACAATGAAACGCACTTGCTAAAAGAGTTTGTCATTTTCTGGCAAACAAAAGCACCAGATATTATTACTGGTTGGAACGT